AAGATTTTAATAGTATCTTTTTTAGGTTTTTTAGTTGTTTTTTCTAAAATTTGGTTAAAGTTTTGATTAAAAAATCTAACATCAGTTTCACTTCCAAACACATATCGTAACTGCCTAATTAAAATTTCCCAAGAATTTTGGTTATACTCTATCCGCAACATCCAACTACTGTCTTGATTAGCTGCTAGCCCGCTGGTGCTTAAATCAAAATTTTCTTTTTTATTACTAACATTATCAGCATTTATAACATTCCAAGTTTGCAAATTTAAATTATAATATAAGCCAAATGTATTTTTTAATGTTAACTGAGAAAAAATTTCTTCTGTAATATTTGTCAAAATACTGGGAATAGGAGGTATTATTTTTGATATACGAGCGCCATCAGGAATATTTTGAGATAAAGTAACTACACCATTTCCTAATCTATCTTTACCTGTAGGATAATTATATACAGTGTCATATACACCTAGACCTTTATTTTGTACTCTTATAACTTTAGCATATATCGTTTCTCTATTAGATTGTACCCATTGGCTATCTAATTCATCAAAACTTAAAGGCAAAGTAAATTCAATCACTGATCCAATTTTTATTTGTTGGTAATTGATTGTTAATCCATATATTCCTAATGATTTAGCAATATCAATAATTTTTACATTGTCATTGTAATTACTACTTATGTCAGAAAAGTAACCAGTGCTTGAATTATTGGTTACTGAAATAGACCGCCAACAAATTCCATTTAAATTAGTATTAAAAACATCTAATTGATTAAATTGATACTTATCGTAATAAAAATGTACTGAATTTGCGTCTTCTATCAAATCTTGTAATGTTTGTAACACTCCTAAGTTTTTTTCACTTGAAGGAAGTACTTTACGTCTACTAAGATATTCTTTATATATATAACCATCTTGTCCAAAAATATTCAAATTATCATAAATTCCAGTTGGATCATACAAGTTAAAATACCTAGAATGTCCGCTATGAGTTCTATTGATAGCTTTAACTTTTACTACACTAGAATTAACACTTAAAGGATAAACAGAATAGTCTTGATCTGTAATCATTCTTTTCTGGGTAGCATAAACTAATGGCGCATTAAATTTTATGCTGTCTAAATTTTCTGTAGCAGATGCATTTCTTACAGTGTATTCTAACGATGCTGAAACTACTGCTATATAGTTATTTCCATCGGTTCCTATATAAGGAATATTAAATTTAACATTTTGTATGTCAGATGGATTTATATTGTAAGTTGAATTGTTACTTGTTCTATACCAAATTCTAATTAAATTTTTAGGTATTTCACCATATTGTCCATCAGCAAATTTAATACTAATAGAATCATCATCAGCAGTGATTACTTGGTATATATGTCTAATACCTTTTTGTATGTTATTATATATTACTGAATGACCATTAAGATTATCTACTTTTGTCCAATTTTGAATAATTGTACCATCAGATGCTATATTTTGAACCCATACATCATCTTGATTAATATTAAGCACATCAATATCGATAACTCTGTTTTCTATTGGATCATCAATTAAATAATCAACATAATTTAAATTTCCCTGTTTAAATAGTACAAAAAATCCAGTATCACTACTTGAAAATCCATTGCTATCATTTCTATAAATTAAGTTAAAATTTAAATTTTGATTAGGAACTGATTCATAAAAATATTTGCTATCAACAAAATTACTATTTACAATTTCAAAATCTGAGGATATACCACCAACAGTTTGTGTAAATTTTTTTGTTATTGAATCAAGATTAAGATCAGAATTTACAAAATAAAGTTGTGTCAAAATACCATCTATAGAACCAGATTTATAAGGTTCCCCAAATTGATTAGAACCTTGCAACATTTCATTTAATATTGTTATAAAATTATAGTAACTATCTGGATCATTCAAGTCGTTCCAAAATATCGTTTTTCCTGATAAATTTATATTATCTGAATTATAAACAGTTTGGTTTGTTTTTATGCTGTTAATCTTTAACAAACCTTGAGCTGATATTGATCTAGTAGGAGTATACCCCAGTTGCCTTGCTAATCGTAATACATTTTGCCTACCTTCTGCAGTTGCTAAAAAATTCTCTCTACTGTCTAAATCTACTCTAAAAGCATATGAGTGTCCAATATAAGCAATTAAATCTAAAATTGCCATAAATTCACTAGATTCAATCCAGTCATTAAAATTTTCAGCGTAATTTGTTTTTACATAACTAATTAAAGCATCTCTAATTCCATCATAATCATAACTTTTAAAATTTGCATTTGTAAAAGATTCATAAGCAATTTTATAATCTTCAGCAGCAAACAAATAGTTTTGTCTTACACTTACAGCCATTAGGTGTTCCTTGCATTTTCTGATCTAGCATCAAAAGGTAACGATAATACAATTTCTTTATCAGCGGGTATATAATTTAATTTTATATTAACGTTATAACCATTGTCATAAAAATCAATATTGATATCATTTAGGTCAAATCTAGGATCTAAATTAATAATTCTAGTACAATCATTTATAATTTCTTCTTCTAATTCTATAGTTTGAGGCTCAAATATTATTTCTTGTAAAATACTACCAAATTGAGGATTCATTACTCTAGACCCTTTTTTTGTATAAAAATGATTAAGTAAATCTCTTTTAGCACATTCTAGGTCATATATTTTAAAATTTCCAAAACTTCTTTCTATAGTTGTGAAACCTTTAATTGTAATATTTTTT